TAGAAAAGTGGAAGATAAGATTGCAAATACAGGAAGATTTCATGTGATTAAAAATAGATTTGGTATAGATGGAATTACTTATCCATCTACTATTAATACAAATATTGGACAAGTTCAGATATTTGAAGGTAGTAGTAAGTTCGGTAAAGAGGCTCAAAATAAAATGGATAACAGTCAAGAGTTTCTAAGAAAAGAATTAGCGAACAAATATAAAGATATGGAAAAAAAAGTTGAAGGATTTGAATAAACTATGAAGCTAAGTTTCATATATATTATATTTATGAATGTTACGGGAATGATTATAACACGGAGTTTAATAAATGGAAAAATTTAAGTTATCAGAAAAGTTTATAGATAAGTACAAAAGAAAAAGACCACCATTTGGTTTTAACGGATTAGGTGAATTAGTTTATATGAGAACTTATTCAAGAATTAAAGAAAACGGTAAAAACGAAAGATGGTGGGAAACTGTTCAACGAGTTGTAGAAGGAACTTATTCTATGCAGATGAAATGGATTAATCAATATCAGCTAGGATGGAATCCTTGGCAAGCTCAAAGATCAGCTCAAGAAATGTACGATAGAATGTTTAATATGAAGTTCTTACCACCAGGTCGTGGTTTATGGGCTATGGGAACACCAATTACCGAAGAAAAGAAGTTATATGCAGCACTAAATAATTGTGCATTCGTATCTACTTCCACACTTAAAGAAGATTACTCAAAACCATTTTGTTTTTTAATGGATGCATCTATGTTAGGTGTAGGAGTTGGTTTTGATACAAAGGGTGCAGGTGAAATAGTTGTTAAAGGTGTAAATTGGGATAGAAATCAAGAAATGTTTACTATACCTGATACAAGAGAGGGTTGGGTAGAATCTCTCAGATTATTATTAGAAAGTTATTTTCATGGAACAGCACCAGTTGGATTTAATTATTCAAAGATAAGAAAAGCTGGTGAACCTATTAAAGGGTTTGGTGGAGTTTCAAGTGGACCTGAACCATTAAAAGAAGTACACGAAGACATTGTAAAGGTATTAGAGAAGAATTCAGGTGAACCAATTACAATTACTACAATTGTTGATATTATGAATCTTATAGGAAAATGTGTAGTAGCTGGTAATGTTAGAAGAACTGCAGAAATTGTATTTGGTGATCCACACGATGAAGAATATTTAGACTTAAAAAATTATGAGGTAAATCCACATCGTGACCAATATGGTTGGACTTCAAACAATTCTATATTTGCAGAACTTGGTATGGATTATTCAGAGGTAGCAAAAAGAATTACAGATAATGGAGAACCTGGTTTTGCTTGGTTAGATAATATGAGACATTATTCTCGTATGAAGAATGGTGGAGATGATAAAGACCATAGAGCAGCTGGTGGTAATCCTTGTTTAGAACAAACATTAGAAAGTTATGAGTTATGTTGTTTAGTAGAAACATTTCCAAACAATCATGATTCATTTGAAGATTATGCTCGTACATTAAAGTATGCTTATTTGTATGCAAAAACAGTAACATTAGGTAAAACACATTGGCCAGATACAAACAGAGTTATGTTAAGAAATAGAAGAATCGGTTGTAGTGTAAGTGGAGTTGCACAATTCATTACTAATCACGGTTTAGGAGAATTAAAAGATTGGTTAGAAAGTGGATATGATGTTATTCAAAATTGGGATAAACAATACTCAGATTGGTTTGCTATACCTAAATCAATTAAAACTACTTCAGTTAAACCAAGTGGAACAGTTTCATTGTTAGTAGGAGCAACACCTGGAATGCATTATCCAGAGTCAAGATTTTATATTCGTAGAATGAGATTATCTAAACATTCAGAATTATTAGAACCATTAAAGAAAGCAGGTTACAAATTAGAACCAGCCTTCGGTTCAGAAGATTCTACGATGGTTGTAGAAGTGCCAGTAGATGTGGGTGAGGGTATAAGAACTGCGGCTGAACTTTCGATTTGGGAACAATTCAGTTTAGCCGCTTTTCTTCAACGACATTGGGCAGATAACCAAGTTAGTTGTACTGCAACTTTCGATCCCGAAACAGAAGCAGATCAATTATCACACGTATTAAATTATTTTCAATATAAATTAAAAGGTATATCATTATTACCAAGACACGATTATGGAGCTTACAAACAAATGCCTTATGAAGCAATTACAGAAAAAGAATACAATAAACAAGTTAAAAAACTTGGTCATTTAAGTTTTGTAGGTGTTGAGGGTGAAGAAGCTGAAGTAGATAAGTTCTGCAACAACGAAAGCTGTGAAATTCCTGGAGAATTAATAAAAAACGCTTGACTTGCATTGTTTTATTTCGTATATTCATATATCACAAATAGGGATTTCCTAATCTAAATGTATCAAAACATATATTACGATAGAAGAATAAATAAAATGCATATTTGGGATGATAAGTTTGGACATCAAACTTTTCGTTACAAAAAATATGCATATGTAAAAAATAGAACTGGTAATAATGTTTCTTTGTATGGTGATAAATTAAAAAGAGTTACTGATTGGGATAAAGATCAACCAGACTTATTTGAATCCGATGTTAATCCTGAGATAAGAGTATTAGTAGATAATTATACAGATTCAGATGAAGTTTCTGTGGGACATAAAGTTATGATATTTGATATTGAAGTTGAAGTTACAGACGGGTTTCCTAATATCGAAAAAGCGGAAAATAAAATAACTTCAATAGCTTTTAATGATCCTGTATTAGAAAAATATTTTTGTTATGTATTAGACCCATCTAATAAATTAAAACCGAATAATAGTGATGATACCATAGAATCATTTAAAGATGAATATGATTTATTAAATGCATTTTTTAGAAAGTATATGGAAATACAACCCACTATATTAACAGGTTGGAATGTAGAATTTTTTGATATATCGTATTTGTATAATAGAGCTTGTCAAATTATAGGACAGAATGTTGCTAATTTATTATCACCTATTCAGGTAGTTCAGTGGAGTGATTTTAGTAAGAGATATAAAATAGCGGGTGTAAGTGTTTTAGATTATTTAGCTTTATATAAAAAATATACATTTAGTCAACGACCATCATACAGATTAGATGCTATTGGTGAATATGAAGTAGGTGAGAAAAAAGTTGAGTATGAGGGAACACTTAATGACTTATATGAAAATGATTTAGATAAATTTGTACAATATAACTTACAAGACGTTAAGTTAGTTAAGAAGTTAGATGATAAATTAGATTTTATTGAGATAGCGAGAGGTTTGGCTCATTTAGGTCACGTTCCCTATGAAGATGTGTTTATGAGTTCTAGGTATCTTGAAGGTGCTATTCTAGTTTATTTAAGAAAAAATAATATTATAGCTCCTAATAAACCTAAGAGAGATAAGAGTATTAAAATAGAAAAGTTTGCAGGTGCATATGTACAAGAACCACAATCAGGTAAACACGATTGGGTGTATGATTTAGATATTACATCAATGTATCCGTCTTGTATTATGTCGTTAAACATTTCACCTGAAACTAAACTTGGTAAAATTGAAGGTTGGGATCCTGAAGAGTTTTTGAAAAAAGATAACAAAAAAACATATTCACTTACTCAAGATGGAAATGTATTGAATAGATATACAGAAACAGAATTAAAACGTATGATGGATAATGAAGCTATAGGAATAGCTACTAATGGTGTAATGTATCGTTCAGATAAAGATGGATTATTACCTGCGTTATTAAGAAAGTGGTTTGATGAAAGAGTTGAATATAGAAAGTTATCAAAGAAGTTTCACGAAGAAGGTAATGCAGAAAAGTCAGATTACTTTGATAGAAGACAGTATTTACAGAAAGTTGTATTGAATAGTTTATATGGTGTTCTTGGACTTCCAGCATTTAGATTTTATGATTTAGATAATGCAGAGGCTGTAACGTCTACTGGTCAATCTTTAATTAAGTTTACAAGAAAGATAGGTAATGCTTATTATAATAGAGAGTTAACTGATTCAAAAGATCATTGTATTTACATTGATACTGATTCAGTTTTTTATTCAGCATTACCTTTAGTTCAGAAAAGATTTCCTGAATTAGATATTAAGAATGAAGATAAGATGTCTAAAGCTATTTTAGAAGTTGCTAGTGAAGTACAAGACTATTTGAATCAAGGTTATGAATATTTTGCTAAAAAGTTTTGTAATTTAGATAAACATAGATTTGATATTAAACAAGAAGTTATCGCTAAGAGTGGGTTATTTGTTACAAAGAAACGATATGGACTTAAAATTATTAATGACAACGGTAAAAAAGTTAATAAAATGATGATTAAAGGTTTAGATACAGTTCGTTCAAGTTTTCCTACAGCTATGAGAGAAATGTTAAGTAAAGTATTAGAAGATATTTTAATGGATGTACCTAAAGAAAAGTTAGATGAGTTTATTATTAATTTTAAAGATAGTATGAAACTTATGGATTTTAATAAAATAGCTATTCCAATTAGTGTAAAAGGATTACAGAAATATAAAAGTGTTGACGGAGACATATTTAAATCACATAAACTAGGAACACCAGTACACGTAAAGAGTGCTTTATATTATAATGATTTTTTAAAACATAATAAAGTATCAAGACAATATTCTGGAATACACAATGGTGATAAGATTAAATGGGTATATTTAAAACAAAATCCATTAGGATTAAATACTATAGCGTATAAGGGTTATGAAGACCCTATAGAAGTATTAGATTTTATTAGACAATATATAAATCCTGATAAATTATATAAACAGGCTTTACATAAAAAGATTATGATGTTATATGATGCTCTTGGTTGGGATGAACCAACAGATGCGTCTAAAACAATAGAAAGATTTTTTTGATTTTAAGAAAACAAACTAATATATATGTATATATAGTTACAATTAATAGGAGAAGTTATGAATAAACAAAGATTAGTACGCTTTATCAATAAATATTATTTGAATGGTGTAGCTGACTCAGTAGTGTTAAGAAGTGAGTCAAATGAACAAAAGTTAGGTACAAGATTTGTATCAAGTGATAAAACATTATTAGGTACAATTATAATGGATAAATGGAATTTTGAGGATGCTGATATAGGTATTTATACTACTGAACAGTTATTAAAGTTATTATCTGTACTAGATGAAGATATTGATGTTTCAGTAACAAAAGCGGGTGATAAAACGATTTCAATGAAAATATCAGATTCAGTATCATCAGTAAATTATATGTTAAGTGATCCTTCTATTATTAACGAACCACCTCAGTTACAGAATATTCCTAATTTTGAACTTAGTATAAATATGACACCATCAGTTATTAGTAAGTTTATATCTGGTAAGTCGGCGTTACAAGATACATCAACTTTTACTGTTATTACTGATGAATCATCTACAAAGTTAGTTATAGGGTATTCTTCAGTAAATACTAATAGAGTTACGATACCAGTAACTACTTCAGAGTTTAGTTCAATTGATAATGTTTCTTTCAACGCTGATTATTTTAGTAATATATTAGTAGCTAATAAAGAATGTGAAAGTGCTTTTTTACAAGTTAGTAGTGAAGGGTTAGCTAAAATTAGTTTTAAAATAGATCATTACACCGCTACATATTGGTTAGTAGCTACAACTGAAGCAGATTAATGTCTAATTATTTATGGGTAGAAAAGTATCGGCCTTCCAATCTTGACAATTACATTGGAAATGAACATCTAAAAAGTAAAGTCAAGGTTTATTTGGAGAGTGGCGACTTACCACATCTTTTGTTGTTTGGAAAGGCTGGTACAGGTAAGACCACTCTCGCTAAATTACTTGTTAATAATATAGAATGTGATTATCTTTATATCAACGCTTCTGATGAAAATAGTGTGGATACAGTTCGTAACAAAGTTAGACAGTTTGCGTCTACTGTTGGTTTTAAAGATTTAAAAGTAATTATATTAGATGAGTGTGATTATATCACACCAAATGCTCAAGCGGCACTTCGTAATCTTATGGAAACATTTAGTAAACATTGTAGATTTATATTAACTTGTAATTATGTAGAGAGAATTATAGACCCTATACAAAGTAGATGTCAATCTTTTCAAATAATTCCACCATCTAAGAGTGAAGTTGCAAAACATCTTCATAATATTTTAGTACAAGAAAATGTTATAGATACAGTTGAAGATATAAAAATATTAGTAGACAGTAGTTATCCAGATATTCGTAGAGTTATTAATTCAGCTCAAAGAAATGTTGTTAATGGTAAACTTAAATTAGACACGTCAAGTATTATACAGAATGATTATAAATTAAAGTTATTAAAGATTTTAGAAACACAAAATAAGAAAAATGCATTTAAAGAGATAAGACAACTTTTGGCTGATACTAAGATTACAGATTTTGCTGATTTATTTCGTTTATTGTATGATGAAGTAGATAATTATGGAAAAGGTCACGTTGCAGAATGTATTTTGGTTATCGCGAGATACGAGTTATCAGATAGTCAGGTAGTTGATAAAGAAATTAATGCTATGGCTATGATTATAGAATTATTAGGAGTAATAAAATAATGAATGAAAAATATTGGGGTGAGAAGAAATCACCTACACCAAAAAGTGCGTCACCGAATAGTGGTAAATCAGAAAAATATATATCAGTTCACGAGAACAAGATTTATTACTATGCTGGTGTAAATCGAGATAGTGTATCTGAACTTAATAAAAAACTAGGAGAATTAGAATCTAAGAGTTTAACGTTATCAAATAATTTAGACATAGAACCACCTACACTTAAATTGTTTATAAATTCAGGTGGTGGTTCAGTTGTAAGTGGTATTTCATCTATGGACACAATACTGAGAGCAAAAGTTCCAGTACATACTTATGTAGATGGATTCTGTGCAAGTGCAGCAACTTTTATGTCAGTTGTTGGTAATAAAAGATATATGAGTAGAAATTCATATATGTTGATTCATCAATTATCCACTAACTTTTGGGGAAAATATTCAGATTTTGAAGATGAGAAACAGAATCTTGATTTAATGATGAGTACAATTAAAAATGTTTATGAAAAATACACAAAAGTTCCTGCAAAGAAACTTGATGAAATACTGAAACATGATTTAATGTGGGATGCAGAAACTTGTTTAGAGTATGGATTAATTGACGAAATTATTTAAGGAGTAAAAAATGAGTACAAAACCAATGAAACCGTTACCAAATCCTCAATCAGCACAAGTTCAAGTTGATTTGAGAGAAGCAGAAACAATTAAATGTAGTGATTGTAATAACTATTTATATATAACTTCATTTATTCTAAAAAAATTATCAGCTATAGTATCACCTACAGGTCAAGAAACACTTATTCCAGTACAAGTATATAGTTGTGGAAATTGTGGTAAAGTTGCAGAAGGTATGTTAGAAGGTAGTGGATTAAATGTCGAAGAAAAAAGATAGTAAAAGTGATAAACCAAAAAAGAAATCAGTTTTTACAAAAAAATCATCTGCTGGAAAAGGTGATAAACCGAGACAAGGAATAACACAAGATGAATGGGAAAAAAAGTGGGAAAAAATATTTAGACCTAAATCCAATAAGAAAAGAGATAGTATACAAGTGGTTAGGAAAAGAAAATGAAAAAATTTTCTATAAAAAGAAAAAGTCTGTTCGATCACATAAGACAGATAACAGCAGTTCAAAATCCTAATTATTGGGAAGAAATATCAGACGAAGATAAGAAGTCTTGGTCTAATTATATGACTCATAGATTTTTATCTATGAAAATAGAATGGGTTGAGTTAGTAAATGAGTTACAAAAATATAATTTACAACCGAAAGAATTATATAAATTATACACCAATGTGTTACCAAAAGGTAAACAATGGTTAAAATATACTAAAGGGAGAAATCAAATGGCTTATCCAAATTGGTTAATAAATATCATGAGAAATAAAGAAGAATGTAGTAGTAGAGATGCTATTGAAATGATTGATATGTTAATGCTTACAGAAGGTGGTATGTTAGAACTAAGTGAAACTTGTAGAAAATGGGGAGTTGAAGATAAGAAGATAGAAGAACTTGGTATAAACGTATTAGGAAGTGTAGGTAATTAAAATGACAAAAGTTATAAAAGATAGTCCTCATTCAGAATCAAAGGACTATGATATTATAGAACAAATGGAAAAAGAATGGCCTGAAATGACCAAAGAGTTTAAACGTTTGCAAAGAGAACAATATGAATTGTTTCTACATAAGCAACACGATTATGGTCCTGGTAATATTTCAGTAGGTACACAACTACAAACACCAGAAGAAGTAAAGTTATCACTTACTGGTTTATGGTTTAGAATGAATGATAAGATTCAAAGACTAAAGAATCTGTTAATGAATGGTCGTGATAACGCAGTAGAAGGTGAAACAGTTGAGGACGCGTATTTAGATGTTTCAAACTATGGGATTATGGCTACAATAGTTGGTCGTGGTAAGTGGGGTAAATAATGAATCAGAAATTTGGAGATTTATTTGCTAAATTTTTATTATTATTTTTTATTTGGACAATTATAGCATTCTTTTTTGAGATAGGATACTGATGAAGTTTCCTTTAGTACAATTATACAGTATGAATAGAACTAAACCTATAGTAGAATTAAGTGGTATACCTGACCCTGTACAATGGGATTATTGTGATTTAGAGGGATTACCACCTGAAAGAGAACCTGGTTCAATGACCGACCACGGCAAGATACCTAAAGGACAATGGGATAATTTACCCGAAACATTTACTGCTACAAATGGTGCTCAATATTTTATAAAATACATACATACATTGAGACCAAAATGGTAAGAAGATTTAATACTCTATCTAATGAACACTTTGGTGTTAAGACAGGTGATAGATTTAAAACAATAAAACATCATCACGAAGTGGGTGGTGATTTAAAAAAAGGAACTGAATTAGTATTAGATAGTATTGCACATTTCCCTACACTATACAGATTAAAAGATAGTGAAGGTAAGATATGGACATTACCACTACATTCAGTTGAAAAGATATGAAAAGAGTAAGTTATAGTCAATATAATCAATGGGTTACTTGTCCATATAAATGGAAATTAAATTACATTGATGAATTAGGTAAATACACAGATAGTATACATACTTTATTCGGTACTTCAATGCACGAAGTTCTTCAAACATATCTTACAGTAATGTATAATGATACAATAAAAGTGGCAGATGCATTACCTTTAGATGAAATGTTATTACATCGTATGAAAACTAATTATATCGAGATAATGGAAAATAACGGTGGTGAAGTTTTTTGTGAACAAGAAGATATGGAAGAATTTTATTCACACGGTTTAGCTATTTTAGAATGGTTTAAAAAGAAACGTAATATGTACTTCAGTAAAAAGAATTATGAATTAGTTGGTATTGAAGTTCCTATTGAATATGAATTACCGAATAAGATTAAATTTATAGGTTATATGGATGTAGTATTACACGACACATTTAGAGATAGATATAAAATTATAGATATTAAAACTTCTACAATGGGTTGGAATAAATGGGCTAAGGCTGATAAAAATAAAACAGATCAATTGTTGTTATATAAACAATTTTATGGTGCTCAAAATGATATACCACTTGATAAAATAGATGTAGAATATTTTATTGTTAAAAGAAAATTATATGAGAAGGTAGAGTTCCCTCAAAGAAGAGTACAAACTTTTACACCAGCTAACGGTAAACCTAGTATAAATAAAGTAATGAATAACTTGAATAAGTTTATTAGTGAATCATTTATAGATGGAGAATATAACCTTGAACATACTTATATTAAACAACCATCTAAAAAGAATTGTAGGTTTTGTGAATTCAATCAAACTGAATATTGTGATGTAGGAGTTAAGTGATGATGTCTAGAGTTAGTTTAAGACTAAAATTATCAGATTTTATTAATAGTGATGTAGAGAAAGTTGTTATGAATAAAGTAAATCATGCTCATAACGATTTAAATGTTACAGTATTATTATATTTATGGTTTGAAGAAAATGAGATAAATAGTACAGATTTAAAAAAGTTTTTAATGTCGTGGGAAGATAAGTTATCATTTAGAACAATTGTGAAACAAGGATCTAAACTTTCAACTGATCAGTTTATATGGTTTGATATAATACCTACTAATACATTAAGCAATTTACGTAATAGATTTCAATATTGTTATACTGAACCAAATAAGATATTAGACGGGTTGGACGAATTCTATAATATTACAAAATTTACAATATCAGACAAACCTACTAAAAGACAAAAGAGAAATGACTACGAAGATTAAAATTGGTATAGTAGGTAGTAGAAATTATACTGATAAACAGAAAGTGAAAGATTTAATATTTGAAATAAGAGAAAAGTATGGTGAAGACGTAGAAATAGTTAGTGGGGGTCAAAGAGATGGTGCTGACGGTTATGCTAAGAAGTTTGCATTAGAATTTGATATGGATTATGTAGAGTTTCCACCAGCTCATTATAATTGGAATATGCATTGTAAATTACCAGCTACAAAATATAATAAACCATATTATGTTACAAATTATTTTAAAAGAAATAAACAAATTGCAGAATATAGTGATATAATTGTAGCGTTTATACCAAAAGGAGTTAATTCTAGAGGAACTATGAATACAATTCATCATGCTGAAAAATTAAAAAAGTTGATAAAAATATTAGATTAGTATATATTTATATACATATATATAAAGGGTTTTTATGGATTACAAATTAACATCAGTTAAGATACTGAAAGAGTTATATAAAAATTTTAAAATAGAAACATTAGATGACGAATTTACATTACAAAAATTAGTAAATCGTTCAATGGATTTATATGTTTTAGATACTAAATTTAAAAATAAAATTCAAAACTATGATAAATTAATTTCAAGTGGGAGTAGATTATGAGGTCTAATGCTATGGGTAGTAGAGTACAAGATAAAGTATTCAGAGAAATTTATGAAATTTTAGTAAAAATTGAAAGTAGATTATCTATTATAGAAGAAACTATTAAAAAAGAAGATACAAAAAAACAACTATTAAACGATTAAGAGGTTATATGGGTAAAAAGAAAATTTTATTGATGTCAGATGATTTAAGAATGACTTCTGGTGTAGGAACTATGTCTAAAGAATTTGTACTTGGTACATTACATCACTATGATTGGGTTCAAGTGGGTGGAGCGATAAAACATCCTGAAGAAGGTCAAGTAGTTAATATGGATCAAGATGTTAGAAATATGACAGGTGTAAAAGATGCTAAGTTAACAATTTATCCTATAAGTGGTTACGGAAGTCAAGAGTTATTAAGAGAGTTAATTGCACGAGAAAAACCAGATGCTATTATGCATTATACTGATCCGAGATTTTGGAGATGGTTATATGAAATGGAACACGAGATTAGACAGGAGATGCCTATTTTTTATTATAATATTTGGGATGATTGGCCAGCACCACATTATAATGAATTCTTTTACGAATCTTGTGATTTAATTATGAATATATCTAAACAGACAGTTGCAATTGTAAACGAAGTTTGGAAGAAAAATCCACCAGAAGATTGGCAAGTAACTTATATTCCTCATGGTATAAACGAAAAACATTTTTATCCTATTAATATTTTCGATGAAGAGTATAAACTAGTAGAGTCTATGAAAAAACAACTAACACAAGATAATGAAATTAACTTTGTTGTTTTTTATAATAATAGAAATATTAGACGTAAAAGTCCAGGTGATGTTGTACTAGCATTTAAAACATTTTGTGATATGTTACCTAAAGAAGATGCAGATAAGTGTTGTTTGTTAATGCATACTCAACCACGTGACGAAAACGGTACAGATTTACCAGCTGTCGCTTCTACTATTTGTCCAGAATATAATGTATATTTTAGTGATCAAAAATTAGAACCAAAGCAATTAAATTATTTATATAGTATAGCTGATGTTACAATTAATATGGCATCTAATGAGGGATTTGGATTAGGAACTTGTGAATCATTGATGGCAGGAACACCAATCA